TGCTTTTTAAAACAACGTTAGTTAATACAGACCCAGCTAATGTTCTAACCTGCGCTTTTTCGTACGCAGTTCCTTCCCTGTTAACAGAAAGAAAATAGCCTAAAGGAACATAATCTGGTATGTTATTAGTAGATGGCTGATTGCCAAGTATATAAGACTTTAGACTGTCTATCGTATAATTTTTGGTAGCTAATGCGGAACTTGAATTTGCATCAGTACCCAAAAGTTTATCACTACCTTCAACTAACGAGTCAATGGTATATGTACTGATTCTTGCCATAATTATTTATTTTTTAATAAAGTCCCGTTACTACTATCTTTTACTCTTCGAGTTATTGGTTTTTTGCAATCGCAATCACCTTCACAGCCACATCCTTTTGTATCAATGCCCGGTAACCCCTTATATAAGTGCTTTTCGTTTTTCATTGTACTATGCGTCTGTTATTAGTGCTTCAACTACACCATTTACTGTAATAGTGTCGCCGGTTGCAAATTTATATTCTTGTGCAATGCCCTCAGGCGTTTTAAAAATTATAATTGGATAAGAAGGTGAACTAGCCCCTGTTGGAGTTACCGTCATTACCGCTGTAACGCTGTTAGGACGTACTTTTACATCATATACCAAATTGGCTATGTCTGTATCATATGTTCCGTTTGCATTTTGATTTGGTCCGTTTGTCATAAATGGACGTAAAACTACACCTGTAATTTTATCGCCCGCTGACGGTACAGCTGAGGTGTAAGTTATTTCACCTGTAGTACCGTTGACTGATGGAGTTATAGCTAAAAATCCCATTTTTTATTTTTTTTGGTTGTTAAATTTTTTAATTGCTTGACTATATACTTTATCTATATATCTATTACGCTTCATTATTTTATTGCGCTTCGCTGATTCAGGTAAATCTTCTTCATTTATTAATATCCTATATATTCTATTAATTAATAGTTTACCTTTTTGACTTACTTTATATTTATTATGATCGCCTCTTCTTCCAACTCCTTTGTGTATTTTTTCAATCCACCCGTTTCTTTGAAGTCTATAAAAACGCTCTTTATCCCAAGAGTAATATAAAGTACCTTCTTTAAAATCGTCTATTGTAAAATATTTAATAGGATCTAAGTAAAATAATAATTCTAAATCGGCGACGCCTAAATCGTAGTTTGTGCAGGCCCATCGTGATACAAGTCTGTAGTATTTTAAAAAATCAACTTTTAGCTCACCTCGCTGTGCAAAGTCGCTTCTATCCATTATACAATAGCTACCACGTCTCTTAGCATGATAACTTTATATATATCATTACCTTGTTCAATTTGATGGCCTGCTACCCTATCAAACAATATGACTTGATCTTTTTCTAACTGACTAGGACCGGATGAAATTACCCGGCCTTGTCTGTATCTTATGTCTTCTCTATGTTTTTCAGCAAGCTCTAAACCCCCCGCTGTTTTTTTAGATTGTTCTAAAATTTCTTTTAATATAATATAATTACCTATAGCTTTCATTATTCTCTTACGTTACTTACTACACATTCTGTTGATAAAATTGTTGTTGCTACTGAGATAGCACTGCTGAGTGCTGTCTTAGTAACAAGCAATGGATCTATAATGCCCATGTCTATCATTACTTTTTGACAACCACAGTTTACATCTACACCACTGCCCCAACCATCTAGTGTATAAGATTTTGGAGATAAGCCAGCGTTATCTAATATTTTTGCAAATGGTGCAACCAATGCTTGCTTTAGTATATCTACACCTTTAAGCTCGCCCTGGTTTAATTCTAACTCCCAATTCACTGTTGCGGTATAAGCTAAAGCAGAACCACCACCTGGTAGTATTCCTTCTTTCTTAGCCGCGCGAACTGCGTGTATAGCATCATCCACTCTGTCTTGTTTTTCTTTTAACTCTACTTCAGTTGCCGCACCTACATAAATTACAGATACACCTCCTGACAATAAAGCTAAGCGATCATTTAAATGTTTTGTAGTAACAAAATGATCTTCTTTATCAAGTTCAGTTTTTAAATAATCAATACGCTCTTGCACTTCGTCACTTTTTTCTGACACAACAAGTACAGTACCATCTTTATCTGAAATGGCTTTATCAGCCGACCCTAACATGTCAGGAGTGATAGCATCAATAGAATCACCAAGTGACTCATCAAATACTTTCGCTCCGACAAGCAATGCGAGATCCTCCAATATATCTTTACGTTTTAGACCAAAACTTGGAGGTTCAACAACATTGACCTTAATATTGCCCTTTACTTTATTCATAGCTAACGCAGTTAATGGCTGCGATTCTAAAGGTGCAATAAGGAGTATGGATCTATTGGCCTGAATAGCATACTCCAAGATGTCTTGAATTTTTCTTACATTAGGTATACTAGAAGCACTCATAAAAATCAAAGGATTTTCTAGCTCGCTAACTTCTTTTTCTTTATTAGTATGGAAGTGAGGAGATTTTGATGTGCTACCTATTTTAGTTCCTTCTACAGAATCAATGTAAGTATCATTCGTAGGTGATGTTTCCATGGTAACAATACCATTATCACCCGCATTTAAAAAGGCTTGTGTAATTAAGTTTCCTAGATCGTGATCGTTATTAGCAGATATAATAGAAACGTCGTGTAACATCTTATCATCTACTTGTAGTGCTCTTTTAGTTAGTTCATCTACAACAACACTAGATAGCTTATTAATACCAGACTTAATGTCTCTGAAGGAAAACTTGTCGCCTTCTAAGCTAAAATAAGAATCTATAATAGCTTTAGTAAGTACTATTGACGTTGTAGTCCCATCACCAGCAACTGATGCTGTGTTCTGTGCTGCTTGTTTCATCATAGATACAGCTAAGTTCTCAACTGGATCTTGAAGCAATATACTGTTAGCTACAGTAACACCATCTTTAGTTACGTGAGGACCACCGAAGTCGTCTTCTAATATTACAGTTTTACCGCTAGCCCCTAATGTGGAGCCAACGGCATCTGCTATCTTTTCTATTCCTTTAATTAATTTACTTTTAGCTTCGTCTTTAAAATATGTTTTCTTAACGAGCTTTGGTCCACCGAATTGTGTCATTTAATTATATTTAATTTGATTGTATTTTATTTTAGCAATTCCATTTGCGACGTGCCGCTCTACCTCTTTCTGAGGTCCAGCTTTTTGAACGTGCGCAAAACGATTTTCTTCGCTTGGCAGCTTTACTGCCTTTCTTTAATTTAGAAGGAGGTGTAGTAACGGCTGTTTTAAGCTTGCTTCCGGGATTAGCTTTTTTATAAGCTTTAACACCCTTAGCGGTCATTCCGCCACCAGCTTTTTTACCTGTACCACCACCCTTCTTAACCTTCGCATAATAGTTTAATGACTTTTTGCGAGAAGGAGCTGGTTTTCTTTTCCTAGTAGGAGGCATTATCCAAAGAGCTTTTTAATCCCTTTTTTAGCAACGTCTAATAGATCCGTATTTTTTTCGCTTCTACCTTTAACACTAGCACGAGCTTTTATTCCGCCTACACTAACGTTTTGAGGACCGCGCGGAGCTTTGTTAGAAGATGCTTTTTTCTTCTTCATATTCTCGCTCTTCTTTTTATAATAAGCCACTTTTTGGTCAGAAGTCATTCCTTCTGTACCTAACTTGCTCTTTTTATCGTGCCCGTCATTCATAGGACTTTCTGTCCCGTAATTAACAGGAGATCCCATATATTTATTTATTGGTGTATCTCTAAATGCTCCAGGAGAATCTGTTTCTCTTGAACCGGGTTGCATTGAATAGTTCATAGGAGTTCCGTAATTTATAGGTGCTTTTGATTCAGCAGCTTCTTTCTTTTTCTTAGCCGCTCTATCTTTAGCTTTAATTGCTTCGGATTTTTTAAGCTCCATTTGAGCTTTATTGGCTGAGCGATATAAATCCGCTTTATTAGAAGCTTTGCTGCCTTTCACTCCAGCTAGAGTCTGAGCGCTTCTTTTAAGTTTAGATTTATTACCTACTGTGACCTCTCTTTTATCGTACTTCTTCTTCATTTTAGCTTTGCTATCGGCCATACGAGTTCGGGCTACTGATACTCTTTGGTCTCTATCTAAGCTTGAAGTGTCTATAGATGCGCGTGATTTAATTGTGCCTACTGTTTTTACTTTTTTTCTTGTTGCCATGATTTAATATTTTCTTTTACCTTCTAGTTTTGTTCCTTTACCGTCGTTTCCGCGGTTTGCTTTTACGCTTTTAAATTTTCGGTCTTTATGATCGTAATCTTTATTCGTCAGAGATCTACCCGCCTTCTTTGCGGCTCTACGTTTCTTTTGGCTATCTGCTCGTTTCTTCTTACGTGCTGGTGAATTCGCATATTGCAAATCCCGCTTAGCCTTAGCCGCTCGGGCTTTAAGGGTTAGTTTCTGACTCATTATCTTTAAGTATTTTCTTAGCAGCTATTCTATCATCATAATCTAGAGCTGCTTTCAAAATGATTTTATCCATAACATCATCTTGATTTTCAAGAATTTGTTTTTGTAGGTTAATAATCATTTCCTCTAGGTTATCCTTAGCGGCAACCAATTGATCTATCTGAAAGTCTTTCTTTTCTAACGATGATTTAAGTGCATTTATGTCATCTGGTTTAGCTCCTGTAATTGTACTAACCACAAGACCAATAGACGCCGATATTGTACCTATCAGCATCATAACAACTTCTTTGTTGGTTTCTAGAACCGGATATCGCATTAAAATAAATATGATTGCCATTACCAGCAGGAATATAAATAATGATCCTGCATAGTGTCGTATTTCTTTGGCTACGCCGTTCTTGGGGAGTTTCATTTTTTAGTTTTGCGTTTAGTTGTTTTTCTTCTTATTTGTGACGTTTTGCTACCCATGCCAACTCGCTTCTTTTCTGCAACCGCTTTTTTCTTCTCAGCGGGGGACATTTCTTTCCACGTCTTTACAGTTTTACGAGATACTCTTTTGGATGGGCGACATTTTTTTGTTCTTTTATTTTTAGTGGAACCGCAAGCATTGCCTTTTTCGTCAGTCCACTTTTCTTTAAACCAACGTTTAAGTGCTAATCCTTTTTTAGTTTTTCTTACTGCCACTTTTATGAATTTTTTGTATAGGGAAATTAGCATATAATGAAGCCCCAGGGTGCTTTACAAATTTACCTGTATGCTTCATAAGTTTATAACTATTTCCTTTTTTCATCCAATGATAGCTATCTGGCGCTTTTACACGCTTTGTTTTACCAACTGTCATCTGTACATATATGAACCGCTGCCCATTCTACTAAAGTCTGGACCTTCTAATGGGAGGCTTTGACGTCTATCATATCCGTCTTGGCTAATCATTCTATCTGATGCTGGCCCAAGTATTGCGTTAGAGCTGCCACGTGGAGCTGCGCTTGGGATTGGTTCTGGTCTAGCGGGGTTTACAACAGCTTGTGTAAAACCGCCTGCACTTGGTGCGCTAGCTGCACCTATTGATTGATTATTAACCGCAGGTGCTGCTGGTGATGCTGCACTTCCTCCGCCGCTTCCACCACCGCTAATATTGTGCTTAGATAAAGTATCTGCTGCCGCTTGTATATTATCGATGTCACCTTGGTAGTTCATAGGAGAATCTCCTTCTGACCTAACCTCTGATGCAAATGAGTCTGGTAACTTACCAGCTGCTTCCGCTGCACGCAATTTTTCATTAAAATCTAAAGGCGATCTAGAATGACCGCATGGTGTGCTTTTAGGGTTCATACCCTGTGAGCCTAAGTTTTGTGGCCCTATTCCTTTTATCATATCTTTATGTTTTTTTATTATGCCCAGGTTTCTTGATATAGTGCTGTGACTTCAGATGCGGTAACAGCTCTATTAAATACTCTTACATTTACCAACTTAGTTCTAGGGGCATCTTGTCCTTGTGAAAAAGAGGCTAAATTAGTTCTAGTAAGAGTTCCACCATTTCTAGTTTTTGTACCACCTAAACTTCCATCTATATAAATCTTAGTTTGATTGCTTCCATTATAGCTGGTTACTAAATGATGCCAAGTTCCTGTTGACATATTTGGTATACCTGTAGGTGTATTTCCTAAAGCATCAAACAAATAAACACCATTGTAAGCCTCTCTTTCTATATCTAAAGAAAATATTAGAGTATCATCGGTGTGGCGAGTAGTTTGATAAACCCAAAAAGATTCGGCTCTTTTAGTTGTTGGTATGCTTGTTGTGAAAGAGCCCGCTGGAGTCCCAACACTACCGGAGCCTGTAGGGGCAAAACTCTGCGTTCCAAATTTTACATAACTTGTGGAGTAAGCTTCTGCCGGCTGACCGTCTGCGGGCGCTGTTGCATTATAGTTGCCTGACTCATCATTTAAATTTCCTTGAAGTTTATACCAAGCTATGCCGCTTCCATCACCAAAAAAATCTAGACCGCCTCCGGAGGGCGCTGGTATAAATAATTTTTTACCGTTTACACTCATACTAGTAAGTTATTAAGTATGACATAACTGAAGCCTTGGTCGTTTTATTATTTATTGCTGCTTCATGAGCATCACACGCTGTTCTTATTGCTGCTCTACTATCTAGAGTCGCTTGATCTGTAGTAGTGCCTAGCTCTGTGTTTCTTACTATTATCCAATCAGTAGCATTTAAAATAGACCCCGCATCTGATTTAGCTAATGCTATTTGCTGAGCCTTTAACTCTTCAAGAGTCTCTTCCCATATAATATCAACAATAGCATATACAAATTGATTGTTCTCTGAATCAAATGATATATCCCCTAGCTCTTGTATTGAATCGTTATATTCTGGTGTAACCAAATTATAAAATCCATACTCTTGTAGCGCACTGTCTGACAGCAAATTGAATCCTCCAATTATGTTGCCATATGACTTGGGAACTGCTGGGAACGTTTTTATGGTTCCGTTATAATCTTTTGCTTTCATATTATGGTGTTGGATCTTGGGCTGAGGTTGCTACTGTGTATGCGAATACCGCATTAGCACTATTATCATCTAAGCACTCTACTTGTAATACATTAGGATCGGAAGATCCGTCGTAGTCGCCGCCGACTTTATGAAATGTGGAGCTGCTAGTAGCGTCGGATGAAAGCGTCAATGTTTGAGCACCCTCTAAAGCATATATAGTTAATACCTGCCCTGTTACAAATTCTGTAAAGTTCAATGTAGTTGCACCGGTTAACGATGCATTCATTTTGTATACCGCGGCTGCCGACCAGTCAACACTAATAGTACCCGTTGTACCGTTTATAACCGCTGCGTCTGTATAACGCGCTTCTAATACATCCGATGTTACTTTAGTTAATGACATATCTTATTTTTTACCTTTGTTCTTTCTACACTTTGCTATAGCTCCAGAGGCGTAGGCTGATGGAAAAACATCATACCTAGCTTTCACACTGTGATAGCAACTGTCCTTTAATGGGAACGGCGAAGATAGGTTTGCACCTGATCGTCTTCGACTCATTCTTCTTCTTGTTCGTGACATATTATCTTTTCTTTTTAGCTGCAGCTTCTAAGAATCCACGTTCGTATTCTAACTGCTTTTCCATATCTAATATCCTGTCCTCGAGGTTGTTTATAACCTTTATCTTTTTATCAAGACGCTCGTGCACAGTTGTAAGCTCATTCTTAATAGCCGTAAACTCTGCAAATACACCACCTGCTGTAAACACAGCAACTAAAAAAGATAGCACGATAGACATGTTATTCTTTATAAATGTATCCGGCATATACTTATTTTTATTGTTTTATATATAGAGTGTTTGTATAACACATATGTATTTGATAACCAAGTACATAGGAAAATCATATTATATAAAGCCCCCATATACGCAATAAATGTAACGTTTTGCTATCATATTAGCAGTAAAACATACAATAACCTATCAATATGACATGCGATCGTAACATCATACACGTCAATACGTTGCATTATTATCGTTTATACATTGTTATCGTCACATTATATACGTTTATTACATTGTTTTGTTGTTATATATGTGTATATATACTATTATACCTGTACATATGATAATTGTACATTAATGTTTTATAGTATTTACTTTATCAATTGTGTTATTAATGATAATAATCATGTATTTTAATTATTTAATAGTATATATTATATTATAGTGCAATATTTGCAAAAAGGGACATTTTTGTATTAATGTTACATTTTTGTAGTTATATTAATAAAAATACACAACAAACATTGCTAATATGTGATAATATTAATGTAAGTAACAAAGTAACAGTCTTACGGAGTTTTATAAAAGTGATTGCCTCTTGAATATTAATCATTGACCCTTAACCGGGAATCGCCAGGGTTCGATAAACAACCTC